TTAACCATCGTCTCAAGTACGATGGAGTAGGAAGCATCCCCCTTTTTCAAGGAGCCTTTCCAGTCCATATCAATGTATATTTTGACCGGTTTCAAATTGCTGTCCGCATCGGACGTCGTTTTTGTCTCCATGGTTTTCACCTCTTTTTTCTTTAATCTCGAATATATGTAAAATCCTCCCGTCAGGTCAGATATATAAGTCTTGGAATCAATATACCGGCAGGAGCCCTGAAAGATCTTCTCCATCATCGGACCCAGATCTGCTCCGGCGAGAACCAGATCCCGCATCTTCCGGCGGGTGAGTTTGGTCACATTCTCACGGACGATCGGTTTCTTGAGATTCCGGGAATGCTGGATCAGATGTCTTCCGTTTGATTCCAGCTTGCAGATGTATCGGGCAAAGCCCTCCAGTCCAAAGTCATCGTCTGGATCGGCATACTTACTCTCTACTCTGCCTTTTGTCCATTTGCTTTCCGCCACATCTCTGTCCATGGCAGACATGATCAGATGGTGATGGATCCGCACCTTGTTGGTGGGTCCATCCACATACTCGATCACATATATATATTTCAACGGCGTCATCCCCTGCTTTCTTCGATAACGGCCGATGGCTGCTAAATAATTCTTGATATCTTTCCGGGCACGGTCCAGAGACGGATACTCTCCATCCTTATATGTCAGCGTGACGATCAGATCACCGGCACGGAAATTGGTGTTGATGATCCGGATATATTTCTTCTGTCGGTTCTTCTGATTCAGCCGCTTCTGTGTCTCTCTGCTGGTCCGGTACTTCTCCGCTCTGGGTACATCCTTCCGGTTTAAGTAGACAGGATAAATATTGCTCTCCACATAATCTCCCGATATGATCCTCTGCAGCATGATCCGGCAGGATGCCAATGCTTTCATCCGGCGGTCTACCCTCTCCGCCTCGGACTCCTCCCCCAGTACGGAGCTGTCATAACAATCCTCTATATTTAACTGCCCGTCTCTGCTGACCGGCAGGGGGCTTACTTTCCATTCTTTCCCGTACACATCCTCGAAATCATATTGATGATATGTACACTTTTTCTTCATACGGCTCATATGGTTCCTCTGTGCTTCGTTTTATAATACTTATTACAAGGTCGCCAAAGGGCTTATAACCCTTGGCATTCCTTGACTTTTCACCACTTATGCCGTATGATTAACTTGTTGGTGTCATACGACATTTTCCGAGGGCGGCTCTGCGATAGCTGCTCTCTTTTTTCTTTCCCTCTGTCGGATGTGCTGCAGGCTCTCCTCGTCCCGATATGACAAGATGATATCCTGCTCCGGTCGGCGGTACTCCTGCCGGAGCTGTCCATCAGGCAGGAGATAGTAATCAAAGCATATCTGCCCTTCGGCCACGGTGCCGACATACTCCAGTTCTGCAGGGATGTGCGGTCGCACTGAAGGAACGTTCTCCTTCTCAACTCTCTCCTGCAATTTCGGAGGCAGCTTGTCCGCCTGCTCTGCCGGCTTGGTACCGGCGGCGTAAAATAATCTAAAATCCTCCAATATACCCCTCCAATTCAGGCAGAAGCTGGATCTGCAGAATAGCTGCAATTTTTTCCAGCTTTGATTTCTCGTCACCGATATCAACAACTACCTTGGCAACTGCCTCAAGCAAATACTCCTTGCACTGCAGATCACTGTAATACTCCGCATCAACCTTCACTACTTTCTTTCCTGTCTGTCTCTCCGCTTTACTATTTCTCAATAAATTCATCTTGTCTTCCTTTCTTTGATTCAGTCTTAAATATCAAGACCCGTCTTTTCCTTCATTCTGCTGTAATAAAACTTCACATCATGCCCTTCCGGATCCAGATTCACTTTGACGTATTCATTGACCATGTACGCCATGATCAGATCTGTGCGTCCTGTCCCTTTGTTATTGGAGGCAAATCCAAAATATTCATTCAAAACCATAAACATCACGGCGCCGGACGATATGAAATATTCATCCCGGACACTGCCATATATGGTCTCTGTCAGACTTTCTACCTTAGGTCTGATCTGTGCTGCTTGAATCCTTTCCTGCAGTCTGCCGGCATAGAACTCCAGATTAAATCTTGTTGCCTCCTGATCAAACTTCAACGCCTCCTGATTGATCTGTTTCACCATTCTCATAAGACGTTTATCGCGGAAACCGAATTGATCATAGAGGACATTGATGATAATGCAGGCAGCCAATGTCCTTCCGTCCATTCTGCCCTGCTCTGCTGCCCTTCTGGCTTCTCCATCCGGTGCCTTTCGGTGTTCCGCTTTCCGACGTTCCTTTCTCTCCCGGCGGATCGCTGCTCTCTTGGCACTCATTACTTTTCCTTTCCTCGCCGGGTGCAACAAAGGATATATCCTCTGTTGCACCCGGCGCCATATCTTATATTTCTCTTGTCTCCGGATCTGCTTCACCGAACTGAAAGTCTGCTCTTCTCTTCACTGCGTGAGGATAAAAAATGTCGTGCAGATCCAGCCATTTATCTTCGGTCGCATTTCCGATTGTATGAATCCCGCCGTTCATCTCATCATCCAGAATGCGTACAGACCTGTTCTCCAGCCAATCCCAGCTTGATACTCCAACCACATCCATGATCCGCATAAGAGCTACCACTCCTCTGGCTTTCCCTTCAAAGATCGTCGCTCCAACATGACCTCTTCCGAGCGGATATCCAGTGATTATTTTCGTAAAGTGTTGGTTTTCTCTCCATCCCTGCAGCCACAATTCAAACTGCAGGCGACCATAATCATCAAATTCAATGACGGCTTTTGTGATCACTGCCATACATGTCTCTTTCATATGTTCTTTCCCTTTCCTGCTTGTCCGGCAGGCACAGCGGAGGGCGCATCTAATATGTTTGTAGAACATTCTGTTTGGGGTAAATCTGTAATTATTACTATAGGAGAAGGATTCTGATACGCCCCCTGTTATGCCTGCCGCTCGCCTTTATGCTGTTGTCTTTTTACCTGATGGTGTTACTCTGGTATATCCAAGCCCCTCCATCATTGCGTCTGCCAACTGTTCCGAGAAATTCTTCCGGATAAGATCTTGTTCCTCCTGGGGCAGATCTTCCACGTTGACATATTTACCATCCCGTGGGATGAAAAAACGGTTCTTTACCTCTGGTTTTGCTTTCTTTGCCATATTCATCACACTCCTTCCCTTTATCCTATGCCGATAGGCTTGTTCAAGTGTTGACATCTACTCCTGACCATTTAAACGTCACATTTCGTGTCATCTTAATCAAAAAAAATTTTCTGCACAGTTGTTTTATAGTATTGAGCAAGCTTAACCTTCACTGAATCTCTTGGTATTCTTTCACCGCATTCATACATCGACAATGCTGAATCACTTATTCCCACAGCCTGTGCCACCTCGGCTTGAGACTTTTCACCTCTTAATTCCAACAATCTCTTTCCTATCACTTTCGGTTGCAAATTTATCACTCCTTTCTGTTGTCACGTTTTGTGGCATATTTATTTTATAGCACACTCTACAATTCGTGTCAACACATTTCGTGAAATTTGTATTGATTTTTCCACGAAACGTGGTATTATATGTTTATAACATAGTGAAGGGAGATGAACTGATGGGGGATTTTCCTAATATTTTCAAACACATTCGTGAAAAAAGTGGTTTAACCCAGCAACAATTAGCAGATAAGCTTGGAATTTCGCGAAGTGCAGTTGGTATGTACGAAAAAGGTGAAAGAGAGCCTAACTTTGAAACCCTGGAGCTTATAGCCGATACTTTCAATGTCGATATGAATTACCTGCTCGGCAAGAAGCCCTCCACGGAAGTCATACCAGATACTTATTATTTCAATCCGGAGACCAGCAAAATTGCACAGGAAATTTATGACAATAAAGAACTTTCCCTTCTTTTCGATTTTTCTGGCTATCCTGGCGGCCATCGTGACCGCGGCCATCCGCAGCGGGCGGATCAGCTACTGGATCACCATCGGAGTGTGCGCTGCATCCGCGCTGCTGAACGGCTGGGTACTGGAATACACCTATGCAGAGGGAGTGAGCTTCACCTACGCCATGGGGCGATTTCTGGCGCCGTACGGCAACGCCATCAACTGCGGGCCGCTTCAGGCACTGCTGGCCGCCGTGTTCTCCCTGGTGATGGCCCTTGCTCTGGCGGGCGGGCGGCGGGACCTGTTTCAGGACATCCTGCCGGAGAAGCAGAAGTTTTACTTTGTCATGGTGAACATGCTGGAGGCGTCCCTGTTGGCACTGACCTACACCAACGACA